CCCTGTTACTTGGTAACAAGCCCGATGGTTCAGAAGCTGCTGATGTAGTTGGTGTAACTACGGCTAATACCCTTACTTATAAGGATATGCTTCGTGTATGGATCCGTGGTGCACGTATTGGACGTAACTTTACTACTATGATCTCAGCTGAGGATATTGCTTTGAGCCTCCTCGACTTAGATGAATTCAAGAAACGTAGTCAGGGTACTACCGAAGCAACCCTGAATCTACATACTCCTGTGCCTAACACCGCTGATATGTGGATCCACCCAGGTGTTCCTGTAAATGATATTGTAATGATTGATCCTCGTGCTGCTCTGGTTAAGTTGACTGCTAAGCAGTTGATGCTTGAGTCTGAGCGCATTGTTTCTAATCAGACAGAGGCTGTTTATGCAACCTTGACTACTGGTTTCTCAAAGATTTATAACGATTCGGTTCTTGTACTAGATACCACTAAGGCCTTTGCAACCTATGGATTCCCAGAGTACATGAATAAGGATCCTTATATGCTGGTGAACCTCGAGTAAAAATGCTTTGGATTATCTGAGAGGGAGTTGGCCCCTTCTAAAGGTCTACCGCTCTCCTCTCTTTTAGTCCATTTTAACCACCTAAATAGATTAAAGGATTATGTCAACAAAATTTATTTCACTTGGTCCGAAAGCTAATGGCTTTTTTGACCAGACCACAGGTCTCACTATTGCAAGAGGTGAGAAAGTAGAAGTTAATGATCGTCAGCTAAGATCCCGTCGTATTGCTATGGCTCTTAACCAGGGGCACCTCATCTTTGTTCAGCCTGACCAGAAAGTTGAAAAAGAGAAGGAAGTTGATATCCAGAAGATTGATAAGAAGCTTAAAGCTCAGTACGAAAAGGGTGTAACCTTGGATAAGATGGCTAAGGATATCAGTATGGATCAGGCTAAGGCCTTGGCTGATATTCATGAAATCGAAGTTGCTGAAGGTGATACAGTAAAAGATATCATCGAAGCAGTAGTAGAAGACTTTAAAGAAGAAAAATAAGTTATGAACCTAGCTTTCGTATATGTTGCGAAAGGCTTGGAAGTTTCTTTTAAGGTACTAAACAAAGTCCCAGCCGATGCAACAATTGGTTGGGACTTTGGTGTTATTGGTGGAGAAAGTTCAGAACTTAACCCTACCTTCACCTATGAAAGTCCTGGCTATTACACCGCAACACTTACAGTCACAGAGAGTTATGAAGGAGCAGAGCCCTCAACTGTATCTCAAACTATCTTAGTTTCTGATGCAGATGTGAAAACTCATTTAAATGATTCCATATATAATCTCATAGACTTATATGTACCTGCTAACTTAGTAGATGATGGTATGACTTTACAACAAAAGACAACCTTCATTCAAAAGTGGCAATTATATTTAGGTCCTCTAGTAAATCATTGTATTCCTGTAGAAGAATATACTAATGAACTTTATTATGAAGGACTAGAAAACCAGCTGGTAATGGAATTGGCAGTATGGGATTTTCTTAATATGCAGATTATGTCTTTACTTACTGGGACTGGTCAATATATAGATTCTCTAACTTACCAATCATCTAATACTCACGGTGATGGAGATGAAGAAGAGCCTGCTGGTGATGAACAAGCTACTGCTGGTAGAGTAAAACGAATTCAAACTGGTCCTACAGAAGTAGAATACTTTGATGAATTATCAGACTCTCTTTCAACTTTATACAAGGCTTACTCAGAGGCTCTTAAACCTAATGGTATTATAGATGTTCTTCGTCAGAATCTGTGTAACTTAGCTTCTAGGTTACGTATATTCTTACCAATGTGTGATAATTCCTATAAGCCGGTTAGTGTACCTAGAGTTGTCAACCGTAGACATCCAAGAGGTATAGATGGGCCAAATCCTCCAACAATTTTAACACATAGATAAATGGCAACTAAAAAACGTTCCAGGTATGTTAAAAATAAAGATTGGGATCGGTATAAACATGTTGTTCAGAAATTTTTAGAAGATGATTCTGGTAGGCAAACTATAGGCTGGTGTAGACATATAGATCAGATGCTTTTTATGGGTGAGGATAAAGCTCCTAAATATACTTTGGTGTTGATAGAGGCTTTATGTTATTATAATGCTTTTCGTAACTGGCCCATTAATAAAGCTACGGTTGCCGGAGAATTAGATGATGAGAATTTAGTTATATTAATCCCAAAATCAGCCATTACACAATATCTTAATTCTCAGGGCTATCTAAAATTTAACTGGTCTGAAGATAGGTTTATTATTAATGGTATTCCATATAAACCAGATGGAGATACCGAAGTAGCTCAAGCTAAAGATGAGCCCATTGTATTTCAGATCATACTAAAACGTGATAGAGATACAGTTATAGATGCTTCTAGTTTTGATAACTCTTTTGCTGATATTAACAGTATACCTTTTCACGATATTAACGGTGTTTTATTTTTAGGAAAAAATTCATAAATTATGTACAACAGTCAATATTATACATGTGAACAGATAGATCAGAGATTACTTCAAGGTTATTTGGATGATTATAATACCGAAAATAATACTAGCTTAACTAAGGCTCAGTTTTTGGCTAAATTAGGCTCTATACTCGGTGTTTGGCAAGGAGTGGATGATGTACCTACTGCTGGTAGTAAAGATTTACTTGAAAGTGGAGGAGTTCCAGAGCTGTTAGCATTGAATACCAATGATGTTTCTATCAGATGGGAATATGGCCACGTTTCAACGACTGGAGTATGGCATCCAGAATCTTATGAGGGTGGATATATTGGAACTCCTGATTATTATTATGTAAGAAAGAATACAAAACTTATTTTGAATTTATTTACAGTTTCTACTAGAGCTGGTATTGCTTTTTATAATTCCAAGTCTGAGGAATCTGTTGTGTCTGCTGTTAATATAACTACAGTTGGTACAGAATGGGTTGCTCCTTCTGATGGATATGTAAGATTTTCAAACAGATTGGCTTCTGTTGCAGAACCTTCTATTGAAGTTATTGCTCCAGCCATTACTGGTATTAAGGGAAATATATCTGAAATAAATGGGCAAATTTCTGAACTTTCAACATTGATGAAACAAAGAAATCTTGGAAGTGTAATTTCAAAAGGATATTTGAATATTGACAATACAAACAACAAAATTATTATTAGTCAAACCATCTATTTTGTTATTAAAGGACAATTAAAATCGTTGGCTGCTGGAACTTACGATAACAACTATAGCGATTCTGACAGTTATGTTTTTGTGGTAATCGAAAGCAGTAGCACTCCAACTATAAAAATGGTTAAGAGTACGGCTACAATAAGTGAGGATGAAGTTGTAGTTGCTGCACTGACAAGAAATCGGATTCCTTGGGATAATGTAGTTGCATCTTCTATCGAAGTCAGAATAGACGGTGTAAGTATGAATACAAAAGTCGGTAATATTGAAACCAGACTTACTACAGCAGAAACAACACTTAATGGCATTCCTTCAACATACGAAACAAAAACGAATGTTACTAAGATAAAAAATACTTCCAGGTTTGGGTGTGTTTCTTCTAAAGGGTATGTCAACATTGATAATGTAAACTCTAAAATAGAATTAAGTAATGCCGTATATTTTACATTTAATAATCAGAGTAGAAGTATAAATGCTGGAACTTACGACAATACATATTCGGAAACAGATAATTACGTTTACTTGGTATTAGATTGTTCAACAAATACCACAACAATAAAACTTGTAAGAGAATCGCAAGTTAATTACGACACACAATTTATAATAGCTTCTATTACAAGAGCTTCTACTACTTGGAATAAAGTTTGTTCATCAATTCTTGAAGTTAGAATAGATGGTGTAAGTATTAACACAAGAGTGAATAGTGCTGAAAGCAGACTTACTACAGTAGAAACAAACGTCAATAAGATTAGAAATCGTGAAAATCTATTTGTCCTAATATCCAGAGGCTATATCAATATAGATACTGAGGCTAACAAGATTATAGTCAGCCAGACTATATATTTCAGGTATAATGGCATCAGCAAAAGCCTACCTGCTGGGAGTTATGATAATACCTATAGCGACAACGATAATTTTATTTATTTAGTTATAGATTGTACTAATACAACTCCCGTTATTAAATTCATCTCCTCCCGTACATCCGTTGCTGAGACACAAATAATCATAGCTACGGTTACACGGAGAGGCTCTTCTCCAAATGTAGTAAATCATGTTGTAAGCTCTGCTATTGAAGTTAGAATAAATGGTGTAAGTAGCGAGACTGAGATAGCAGACAACTCATCAAGACTTAATGCTATCGAACAAAAAATGCTTTTATTAGAAAGAACTGAAAAGGCAGTAGAATATACAACAACAAATGCTATTAGGGAAGAGAACCTTCGTAAACAGTTTGCTGAAGGTTCAGAGCCTGCTCATTGGTATGGTATTGATTGGGTTGAAGAAGAAAATGCCGACAATGTGACTGCAATCTATTCTGAAGGTGATTCAGCACTTCATACCACATTGCCTATACAGAACAAGATGAGAAGGTGTATTGTGAAAGATGGACGTATTGTATATTATCTTGATGCTAATAATTCTGAGCTCAAAGAGGACGGTATTACTCCTTCTGTACTTGACGGTACTGATGGCAATGTGATGGTAGAGATACCTGAGTTCTTCTACAAGCATGAGCAGGAAACTGTTAATGGTGTAATTCATCATAGAATAAAGATTTCAGAACAAGGTCTGCCTGACTTCAAGTATATGCCCCGCAGACTTACTTCTGCTTATGAATGTACATTTAACAGAAGTACAAATAAACTTGTATCTGTGTGTACTACCAAATTTACAAGAGCTACTGAAGAAGTAATGACTGCTTCTTCCAGCTCATATGTTGATGGTAATTCTTACTCTCGCGGGACACATAAGACAGCAAAAAGGAACGGTTATAGCGCAAATGCTGCTTTGTACAGGGGCGGTAATAATGATGCAACGCTTGACGCTTATACAAGTCCTTCAGATGTAAATTTTGAAAGAAATAATCTTGGCATTCCCTGTGGTGACTTTATCTCCGATGATTTGATGTCAAATGTAAATATTGATAATCGGGAAGTTCCTTATCTTTATGATACATTCAGAGCTTTGTGGATGCTTTGTCTTATTGAATATAAGAATAGAAATATTCAGCAGACTGCTCTTGGCATAGGGGCTACGAATTGCCTTTATAACCCTCATATTATGTTCTTTGGGCAAGATGAACATAGCTTGTCTTGCTTGCCTTGTGGAGTAACTAATTCACTCGGTAATAATAGCGGATATGTCTATTATAAGCAGCAAAATGTACCTACTACTTATAATGGTGGAGTTTTAAGTGATTATGATGATTACTGGATTCCTTGTATGAGTTATAGAGGAGTCGAGCATTTCTATGGGCATCTTTACGACGTTATGCCACAAGTTCGTGTTGACCAAGCAAGAGTTGATGATAGTGAACAGCCTTCTGGACTTCCTACTGGTAAGCGTGTATATGACGTTACTTATCATTATTGCAGTAATCCGTTTTATATAGGAGTTAAAACACCTATAAATTTAGGTACATACAGATTTTGCTGTGACATAATGCCTTATAATAGACTTCTTTTAGGCGATGATGTACATTTACTTCCTATTGATGCTGCTAATTATGGACTCTATGATAAATATTATGCTGATTGTGTAGAATATAGCGGTGGGTCTGTTAACAATAAGGTACTACGTGTAAATGGTAGAACAGTAAGTTATACACTTTGTGGAATTGGATTCTTCTCAACTTACTTTGGTAATGTAGTTGAAGATTCACAATGTGCAAGGTTGGATATTTTAATCTAATATAGTTATTGTAATAAGTAGGTACAAAAAGGCAGTCACTTCGGTGGCTGTCTTTACAAAGTAAAACATTAAATTATAAAGAGTATGGAAGTAGTATTTGAAGTATTGAAACAGATTGCTATCGGAGTTGGAATCATCTCTGGTAGCTCAGTTCTCACGGGATTGGTCAATGCTTTGGCTAATGTTCAGAACAAGACAGTGAAGCACATCATCTCATGGGCTATCCCGATTGTCACAGGTATCATCCTATGTGCAACAGGTG